AAGTAGGGGACTACTGTTTGATGTAATAGAAAAGTTCGGTAGACCCATCTCAAATAATAAGATGCCTAATCCATCAAAAGGTTATTTGATTACACCAACTCAACTAATAAACTATCCTAGAGTTATGAATGAAAAGTTTGATGTTGCTGGGGAACATTACAAGAATTATATGGAGCAGGAGTATCCAATTTGAAGGATGGATTTCTAGTCTTCATCAGCCCCATCTTCATCCCGCTCTTCTTCTTGTTCTTTTATTTCTTCGGGTTCAAGATTATTCTCAGTATCTTTTTCACTATTTGGAAAATCCTTATCTAACCAAGGTCGGAAGCCACCGATTCTGTTGATAAGTTTTTTCAATGCTCGATTGTGGCGCATACGGACTGCATCATCGCTACCTAACTTCATCTCGGCAGCAATATCGCCATAGTCCATAGATTCAGCGTACCTGTAAAACAATACTGTCCTATCCTCAGTGTTGAGTTTGCGGTACGCTTTATCTATTTCTATCATCATTACAGTCATATTGCCACCCTCTGCAGGAGCAGGTGGATGACTCGGTCCAGTAAGATTTAACTTATGACTACCACCATACTCGCCTCTGATTACAGATGGTAGTAGTGATTCTATAACTACAGGTTCATAATAATATATATCAGAAGTCTCATAGCCTAGGGACTTAGCCTTCCAGCGTTGGCAGTAATCTAATGCCTGATTGCGGAGTGAGCGATAAATCAAATTCTTGGCGTCTTTTTCGCCTATGGCTTCCCATTCATTTAACTTATTAGGATGTTCCACAAACCATTGATACAAAGATTGTTTTATATCATCTAGTTCAACCATTTCATACTTCTTATGGTATTCAGATGAAACAGCAACTACAATGTAGTCCCACTTCTCAATGCGTTGCCACTCCATTTATTTCCACAACTTTCCATCAAATACAAATGAACCATCCATGTTGACTGGAACAAGATGAGGTGTAACTTTATTGCCATCTACATACAACACACCAAATCCTTTATGCCATGTAAATAATCCACCACGAATATATTTAGCAAACTTAAAGTCCATTAAGCAACCAACTTCTAATCCCCAAATAGTTTTAGGGTGTCCGCCAAAGTATGATTGGGTGTAATGTGTCAAGCCCATTCGGTGCGTATGCCCACAGACTACGGACATGCCAGCACGTTTGGCTAGCCCAAGTGCGGTAGCACCAGCAGTAGGCTGTACGTTGCCCTCATCACCATGTAGTAGCAACCAATTAGGTGCTAGTTCATATGGCTTCTCGTGGTATTTAATGCCTAAGTTATCTAACTTAAGAAAGTTTTTTAACTCTAATTCAGGTAAGCCAGCAAGTCCTGGCGCTCTCATTTTAATTGTATTAAACAATCTATCTGTATGATTAGAGCGAATCATATGTTTAATTTTTAATGATTCAAGCACACGATATGTTTCATCTCTATCTTGACCAATAGATTTTTCGTGTTCTAACTCAGTCCCTTTACTCCATTTTGATATAGTCTGCATATCCATTTCGTCTCCAACCGATACTACTTCATCAGGTTTATAAGACTTAATGAAGCGGGATAATACGGAGACTGCTTTTCTGTCATGATACGGGACCTGCAAATCGGAAACGCAAACTATAATTTTCATTTCTTTTTGGCTCGTCTCTTATTCTCTAAGCCTACATTTTTCTTTTTAGACAGTACTCGTAGGTTTTTTATACTGTCTCTACCTTCACGACCACCATCATCTTTGTGGTCTACTTCTTGATTACGCTTTAATTTTTTACCAGTAGCCTTCTTGTAATCAAGGCGTGCTTTATTGGTAGATGTAGTCTCAGTCGTGCCATCTTTTTTCTTACGTTTGATAACATAGATGGGACGTCCACCATTCTGTTTACTGCCTTTATATGGTCCAAATATTTTCATTTGTTCCATTCTCCTCTCAGTACTAGCAGTCCAATAACTGCATAGTTAGCCATATCTTTGAATGAATCCTCAAGAGATTCATGTTCGGGATTAGTTTTGCTATCATATAAGTTATTTATACGAGCCAACTTATCGTGCATACGAACTCTAAGTCCATTCAATGCACCGCCAGGAGCATCAGATATATTTTTTGGTCCGTAATCTTTATGTTTAGACAAGAGTAAATCTACCAGTTCTTGAAAGGTTTGCGCTACTGATGACTCAAAAGAGGCACTGTCAGGGTAATTACGAGTTTCCCATCCGCTATCTGTGTCTTGGTTATAAGGAAACCTTGCTTTTCCAAGTGGGTTATAATCTGCCATGCTTCATCACTCTCCATCTTTTTCATAGTTTTTTAAGAAGTCCTCAATTTCATAATCTATGCCACGCATATGTTCGTCAATAATTAAGTCTTCAATAAAGGCTTTCATTTTCTTAGGACTAGTTTCTGCTGCATATAATGTTGCAAAAGTACCTTGGGTTATATCTTTTACATACTCTGGTGTATCTGCATTGTCGTATATGGTTCTTAATAGAGAGCCAATTAACAACTGATATCCGCCAGGAAGGATTAACTTAGGGTCAAATGGTGGTTCTTCAAGGTCATCCACTAAATGGTCCGTTGCATCAAATACATTATCAAAGTGCTGTCCGCAAGTTTTGCACGGAGGAATTTCTTTATACTTCATATGTTCCAACTTTTTTATGGAAATATGAAGAACCTTCTTTGACGTACATAGAATTAACGTCCTCTCCATCTGGTAATTGAATAGTTGTTACTGGTAATTCTCTTGATAATGCTGTTGCAAATTCTTTTCCTGGCTGGTCTCCGTCAGCAAATACAAATACTCTTTCAAAGTCTGCAAGTAATCTCGTGTAATGTTTCTTCCATGAGTTTGCTCCAGGAACACCAACGCAGGGTATGCCAACCAATGACGATATAGTTATAGTATCTATTTCGCCCTCGCAGATTCCAATGTAATCCCCTGCTCTTTCAATATCTAAAACATTATACATTTTAGTTTCAGCGCCAGTCATTCCCATGTACTTAGGTTCAATAGCAGGATGAAGAGCACGAAAACGAATATCGACAACACCACTCTTGGTAATATACGGTATGGATAATCTTCCTGAGAATGCTTCATGTCCAACCTCAGGCTCCGAGACTACGCCTAATCGAGCCAGTCGAGCCGCTTCCCTTGTTATTCCCCTGCTTGTTAGGTAGTCTTCCGCCTGAAAGATATTTGTTGCGTATTTGGCTGTTGCTGAATCCAGTAATTCCCTCTGCGAATGATTTTGCCTCACGTATATCCACGCCTTCTTTCTTGGCTATAATTTGTAAACTATTGCCTTGCATTCCGCAGGCAAAACAATTAAATATATTTTCTTTTGTATTAAAACTTGCTGAACTATGCGTATCATCATGAAATGGACATTTAATATTTACTTGTCCCGTAGTTCTATTCATCTTAGCGCCATAGTGACGTAAGACTTCAACTATATCTGGCAAATCATCCGTCAAATACATCGCCCAACCTTAATACTAAATAGGAATCTGCTATAGATTTTCCTCTGGCTTTGATGACAACTGCCGATAAAACCAATTCCCTTTTAATCTTTCTTGCTTCTGAATAATTTGTCGCTTCGATTTGAGCCTCTTTGGTCCAACCAGATAAGTCAATGCGACCTGATTGACCTGGGGCTTTGGCTTCGATGATACCAATGTGCCCGAGGAAGTCTTTACGGACGACAATATCTCCTTCATCTTTAGAACCTCTTCTTGCAAGTCTCTCACTATCAAGTCCAATTCGTCTAAAATAATCTCGTAAGTCGGTTTCAAAGTTTGCTCCTCTGGCCTTATGGCTTTTCCTAGTTGTCATGAATTCTCTGGGATGTCTTCTACATACATATACTCTGGATTAAATGCTAACCAAGTAATTAGCGTTCCCCCCGCATCCGCTCTTCCATATCTGTTCTTGACCGAAGCCACGCCCAAAGAAGTTCCAACGGTTCCGAGTGTGCAGATGAGTGCTGGTAACTGGGCAACCTTTCCTTGTAATGCACTTCGTGGTTGACACGGCGTACCCATAACCGCTTCGGATGTGTGATGTAGTACCATAACAGCCGAATTTGTAGCCCTAGCAAGATACTTTAACTCCTTCATAATTGCACGCATTGAAGCGAACTCTTCACCACCATCAGTGGCTACATCCATTAAGTTATCTAATACGATTAAAGTTGGAGGACAACCCCACAACTCCTCAAAAGCCTCAACCTCTTCTGCAATGTCTTGCAGGGTTGGTGATGACTCGAAGCACCAAATTATATGACTGCCTTTTTGTAGGACTGCTTTAGTCCATCCAACATCAGTATTAAGTTTATGCTCAACATCTGTTTGATTCTTACCTGATATCATTGACGCTAGGCGCATAGCCATAGTATGTGCATTAGTATCAGCGGATATGTAAAGAGTTGGAACATTTGTTTTTAATGCTAGTGCTAATGCAAGGGTTGATTTACCAACACCAGGAGCACCAGCAAACATTGAAACTTCTGAACGCCGTATGATAATTTTGGATGCTTCGAATGCCTTGAAACAACTAGGTAGGGGTTCGCCCCCGATAGATGTCCGTCCTACTGACCTGACAAGTGTACGCATTGTTCCCCTACCTCGTTGTTAAAATGGAAATTGTTCGTCGATTAATTTACTGGCTTGCATTGGTCGACTCCCTGTGGCATTGGACATACCCACATTGCGTATGGTTTGCCCGTCTTGCTGGAGACTCCCGCTTTGTACTTCCTCTGTCCATGTTGACATGTTGGCCCCGCTGTATTTGACGGAGCCGACGCCTGGGGTGGTACTAAGGAGGCTTGAGGCTCTGTGCTTATAGTGGAACGTGGCGTCGATAAAGGGGCGGTTGCCGATGCTCCCACCACCAACTTTTGTACTGCTGCAATTTGAGTAGCATAATCGCCAATGCCCTCAAGCAGTACGCTTAATTCATCCGCAGTATTAGCACGGACATTTATCATATCTCCTGTTGGAGTTTTATATGATACTTGTAGTTTCCATTCTTCTGCCATTATTTTTCCTTCTTTACTGAGAATTGACAATGAGCGGTGAGTCCGCACATGTATTGGCAAGAGTTTGTG